CGCTATCGGCTTGGAGGGACTGGGGTAAAGTCGTCGGCGTCTGGGGCAACGGAGCGACGTTCGACAACGTGATCTTGCGTGAGACCTACTACCGGGCCGCGGTACCGTGCCCGTGGCCTTTTTGGAAAGACAAGTGCTACCGCACAGTGAAAGGCATATATCCGGACGTGGAACTGGTGCGCGTTGGAACACTGCACAACGCGCTTGCCGACGCGCGCACGCAGGCCGAGCACCTGATCGCGATCAACGCCGATGCCGCGGGGATCATATTGTGAACCCGATCGATAGTGAGCGGCTTCGTACGTGGGCCGTAGACATGGCAGCCCATGTCGCCAAACTTAGCAAAGACCCCTCCACGAAAGTGGGGGCGGTCATCTTTGATGCGAAGCGCCGCATCGTATCCGCAGGCTACAACGGGTTCGCCCGAGGCGTAAAGGACACGCCGGAGCGGCTAGAGAACCGCGACGTCAAGTACCGCATGGTGTTGCACGCAGAGAAGAATGCGATCCTGTTTGCGACCGCCCCGCTGGATGGGTGCACCATCGTGGTGACGCACCCCTGCTGCGCCCAGTGTGCGGCCCAAGTTATCCAGTCCGGTATCCGGTACGTAGTGTGGCCTGCACCATCCCCGGAGTTCATGTTGCGCTGGGGTGAGGACTACGCCCTGACGATTGCACAGTTCGACGAGGCGGGCGTGACAGTGGAGGAAGTGTGATGGATATCATAGCGGTTGACATGGAGACGTTTTACTCGAAGGAGTATTCGCTGTCCAAGATGACAACTGAGGAGTACATCCGCGACCCGCGGTTCCAAGTTATCGGTGTAGCGGTCAAGGTAGGCGAGGGGGACACCACGTGGTTCTCCGGCACCGCCAAAGAGACGATCGCTTTCCTGCGGCAGTACGACTGGGAGAACAGCGCCATGGTGGCGCACAACGCCATGTTCGACGCGGCGATCCTTTCGTGGCGTTGCGGTATTCAGCCGAAGGTGATCCTCGATACGCTGTCTATGTCTCGCGCGATGTATGGCGTCGACGCCGGACACAGCCTGAAGGTTCTAGCAGAGCGGCTCGGGCTACCGGCAAAAGGGGACGAGGTGACGCGGGCGATCGGTAAACGTCGGCTGGACTTCACGCGCGCCGAGCTGCACGACTACGGCGAATACTGCCGTATGGACACGCACCTAACCTACGAGGCGTTTCGGGCGATGATGGCGTTCGGGTTCCCAAAGCCGGAGCTGAAGCTGGTAGACCTGACGCTGACGATGTTTACAAACCCCGTGCTAGAGCTCGACGTGCCGCACCTAGAAGGCCACCTGATCCGCACGCAGCGGGCCAAGGCCGCGCTGATCGAAGACGCGGGGGTAGACCGCAAGATGCTCATGTCGAACCCCAAGTTCGCCTCTATGCTAGAGGAGTTGCACGTCATACCGCCGATGAAGGTAAGCCCCACGACCGGTAAGATGACCTTCGCGTTTGCGAAAAACGACGAGGATTTTCAAGCCCTGATGGAGCACCCTGACCCACAGGTGCAGGCACTATGCGCCGCCCGGGTCGGTAGCAAGAGCACGCTGGAGGAGACGCGCACCACTCGGTTCATTGCTATAGGGGGTCGGGGAAGGTTTCCGGTACCTCTACGGTACTACGCAGCGCACACAGGCCGCTGGGGTGGCGCAGACAAAATAAACCTCCAAAACTTGCCTTCACGCGGCCCACACGCAAAACAACTAAAGAAAGCAATACGCGCACCAGACGGGCACGTATTGATCGACTGCGACTCTAGCCAGATCGAAGCCCGAGTGCTGGCATGGCTGGCGGGGCAGGATGACCTGACTGCGGCGTTCGCCCGCGGCGAAGACGTGTACAAGATCATGGCGTCGAAAGTGTACGGGAACCGGCCGGAAGACGTAGATAAGGGCCAGCGCCAAGTCGGTAAGGTCGTGATCCTCGGTGCCGGATATGGGGTTGGGCACAACAAACTGCAGCTGTTCCTCAAGACGCAGGCCGGAGTAGACGTAGACCTCGACGAAGCCAAACGCATTATCGACATCTATCGGTACTCGAATGACCGTATCAGTCGCATGTGGAAGGATGCACAACGCACCATAGAATACCTTGAGCGCGGTGACGCACTCCCCTTCGGGAGACCCGGGGTGCTGTCCGTAGATGCCGAAGGCAGTGCCATAGTTCTGCCGAACGGACTACCGATCCTATACAATGGGTTGTCCGCAGAGCGGGGAGAGCGGGGCTACGAGTATAGTTACAAGACCCGGCGTGGTCCGAAGAGGCTCTATGGTGGAGCATGTGTCGAAAACGTAACTCAAGCCCTTGCCCGTTGTGTGGTGGGCGAGCAGATGCTTAAAATAGCAAAACGGCACCGTGTGGTATTGACTGTGCACGACAGTGTTGTATCCTGTGTACCCGAAGACGAGGCCGACGAGGCGCGGGAGTACATCGAAGCCTGCATGCGTTGGACACCGGACTGGGCCGAGGGGCTACCCGTCAACTGCGAGTCTGGCGTAGGCACATCATACGGAGACTGCGAATGAGCAAACCACCATCACCGGCCCCATGGTCGTTTAGCCGGATCAAGGCGTTCGATACATGCCCGAAGCAGTTCTATCACACGGCGGTGCTCAAGCAGTTCCCCTACGTGGAGTCCGACGCAATGCGGTACGGCACCGAGTTCCACAAGGCGGCGGAAGACTTTATCCGCGATGGAACCCCAGTAGCCGAGCGCTTCGCGTTTGCGCAGCCCGTGCTGGACGCGTTGGCCAGCAAGCCCGGCGATAAGCACTGCGAGTACAAGTTTGGTCTTACCGCCGAGCTAGAGCCGTGCGGGTTTTTCGATGCCGACGTATGGTTTCGGGGTATCGTCGACCTCATCATTATTGACGGCGACGTCGCCACTATCGTCGACTACAAGACGGGGAAGTCTGCCCGCTACGCCGAGAAGGGCCAGCTCGAACTTATGGCTTTGGCCATGTTTAAGCACTTCCCGCAGGTCACAAAGGTACGGGGTGGCCTTGTTTTTGTCATCGCCAACGAGGCGGTGAAATCCACGTATGCCTTAGACGGTACGAGCGCTCTATGGAAGAAATGGCTCACAGAGTATGCTAAGATGGATAAAGCGTTCGAAGTTGGGGTATGGAACCCCCGCCCGAGCGGCCTATGCAGACGGCACTGCCCCGTGACGGAGTGTGCCCATAACGGAGCAAACTGATGCCATACGTCAACAAAAAACGACCATACAAGAAAGAGTACGACCAGCAGCGCGAGCGCGGCGAAGACGGATCACGTCTCGAACGGCAACGGGCGCGCGCTGCGTTCGACAAGAAGAACGGCAAGAGTGCGCGCAAGGGTAAGGACTTGAGCCACAATAAAGACCTCGCGCGGGGCGGGTCGAACAAAGACGGTGTTCGGCTTGAGAGCTCCAGCACCAACCGCGCGCGGGGCGGGGCGCTGAGTAAACCCCCCAAGAAAAAATAAATATGCGTTCCGCATAACAGGAGACACCCGTGCAGATAATCGACAATAAGGCGCTCTTGTATAAGATGCGCAATACTGCTCCTATCCTTGCCGCTATACCGGATAGCCGCCGCATCGACGAGCACACGGTTGCAGTGAAGTGGGACATCCCTCAGGTGCATGCACTCCGCGACCTGAATATCCCGGCACCCTCCCCGATCGGGGGTCGCTACGACTGGCCCGGGAAGTTCACCCCCTTCGGACACCAGCGCACCACGGCAGAGTTCCTGACGTTGAATAAGCGGGCGTTCTGCTTTAACGAACAAGGGACGGGCAAATCAGCAGCTGCCGCGTGGGCTGCAGACTTCCTCATGAACCGCGGCATAGTGCGCCGAGCGCTCATCGTGTGTCCAGTGTCGATCATGGACGCCGCATGGCGGGCCGACCTGTTCAGCGTAGCGATGCACCGCACGGTCGACATTGCTTACGGCGCCGCGGCGAAGCGCAAGAAGATCGTGTCTGGCAGCGCCGAGTTCGTCATCATCAACTTTGACGGACTCAAGGTAGTGGCGGACGAGATCGCTGCCGGTGGTTTCGACTTGATCATCGTCGACGAAGCCAGTGCGTACCAGAGCGCGCAAACCGCACGGTGGAAGACCCTGCACAAACTCATTACGCCGGACACGTGGTTGTGGATGATGACCGGTACCCCCGCCGCACAAGGGCCCGAGAAAGCCTACGGTCTAGCCAAGCTAGTAAACCCGCGGAACACCCCAAAGTATTTTGGGTCCTTTCGTGATCAGGTCATGATCAAGACGTCTATGTTTAAGTGGAGCGCAAAACCCGACGCCACAGAGACCGTGCATAAGCTACTACAGCCCGCGATACGGTTCACCAAGGCAGAGTGCCTAGACCTACCGGACATGGTGTATATCAAACGCCACGTGGAGCTGACCAAGCAGCAGAAGATGTACTACGACCAAATCCGCAAAGACCATATGATGTCTGCGGCGGGAGAAGCAGTGACCGCCGTAAACGCCGCCGTGGTGATGACGAAGCTGCTTCAGGTATCTGCAGGCGCGGCCTACACCGACGACAAGCACACCCTGCAGTTCGACATCACGCCCCGGTACAACGTACTCAAAGAGGTTATCGACGAGACACCAAACAAGGTGCTCGTATTTGTGCCGTTCCAAAACACTATCGACATCCTAACCGAGAAGCTGCGCGCCGATGGTATAACGACCGAGGTGATCAGCGGTAAGATCAAAGTCGGTGACCGGACAAATACGTTTCATCGGTTCCAGACGACGCCAGACCCCCGCGTGCTGGTGATCCAGCCGCAGGCGGCGGCTCATGGAGTGACGCTGACCGCTGCCGACACCGTAGTGTGGTGGGCGCCCACGGCCTCGTTGGAGATATACGCACAGGCCAATGCGCGGGTACACCGCTCGGGTCAAGTGAACAAATGCACCGTAGTGCAGCTTGCAGGGTCGCCGGTAGAGCGGCGCATATACGGGCTATTGGACGACAAAATCGACGCCCACTCAAAAATGATCGATTTATACACGAGTGTGCTTGACTAGGCGAGTGAAACAGCCTAGAACACGTAAAACAACACTACATGGAGAACATCATGACTGACACCCCTGTTGACGCCTCAGTTGATCGCCTGACGCGTATCTACATCAAAATCCGCACCAAGCGTGCGGCGATCGCTGCCGAGTTCAAAGAGGCTGACGGCAAGCTCTCCGAGCAGATGGATATGGTCAAGGCCGCCCTGCTCGATTACTGCAAAGAGCAAAACGTCGAAAGCGTTCGCACTACGGAAGGTTTGTTCTACCGCACAGTCAAGACGCGGTACTGGACAAGTGATTGGGAAGCCATGCACCGGTTTATTCTGGAGCACGAAGCGCCAGAGTTTATGGAGAAGCGCCTCAACCAGACCGTAGTGAAAGAGTATTTGGCAGAGAACCCTGAAGCTGTACCGCCGGGCCTGAATGTGGACTCGGAGTACGTAATCTCTGTGAGGAAAGCATGACCACTACCCAGAAATACGTGACCACTGCAGAAGCGGCGAGTCACTTCAACGTGTCACCGGCCACCATCAGTATGATGGTGAAGTCGGGGGACATCCCCACCGGCACTTATCTTCGGTTGGGTCGCGTGTTTAGGTTTGACCTTGCACGTGTCGAGGCGGCACTACTAGACAAGATGGTCAGCGTACCGCACGATGACGGCCAGCTTGCATTTGATTTTGACCAAGACGTAGCCGGTGAAGCTACGCATAATGATGGAGAATGACTATGAGTGATCTCGAACTGTTCAAGGGCAACGCCCTCGTTGGAAGCGACCTGTTTAAGTCGCTGATGGACATGAACAAGAAGTTGTCGGGTGGCAACGGTGCTTCGGGCCGTCGTATCAGTATCCGCGGAAGCCGTTTCCGTATGGTAGTTGACGGTGAGCAAGTGTCGGTCAGCAAGGGCAACTCGCTGAACATGGTTATCGTGAATGCCGCCGAAATCGCCCGCACTTACTACGAAGGTGCATTCGACGCCGAGAACCCGTCGGCCCCGATGTGCTGGTCTGCGGATACGCGCACCCCAAGTGCGGACGTCCCAGAAGAGAACCGTCAAGCGGCTCGTTGTGCTGACTGCCCAATGAACGTCAAAGGCTCCGGCCAAGGCGAGACCCGCGCATGCCGCTTCTCGCAGCGTCTGGCGGTTATGTTGGAGGGCGAGACTGATCAGGTGTATCAGCTGCAGCTTCCCGCTACGTCGCTCTTCGGCGAAGCCAAAAGCCAGAACATGGGCTTGCAGGCCTACATCAAGTTCCTGTCTGCACACAGCACGCCCGCTATTGCGGTCATGACCGAGATGCGGTTCGACGACGACGCCACCGCCCCTAAGCTGTACTTCAAGCCCGTACGTGCGTTGGATGAAGAAGAACTGCAAGCGGCGATCGAGCTGCGCGACAGCGAGGAGGCACAGAAGGCGATCACCTTCACCGTGTCGCAGACTGATGGCGTAGCGCCGAAGGCCAAAGCAGAACCGAAAGCCAAGGCTGAACCGAAAGCCAAGGCTGAACCGAAAGCCAAGAAAGCTGCGCCTACAGACGACGCCGACGACGAAGGCGTAGAAGAGCCGGTAAAGGTGACTAAGACCACCAAGGCAGCGGCCGAAGAGCCCAAGACGGCCGACAAGCTGGCCTCAGTCCTCGACGACTGGGACGACTGATCCGCCTTTACGGTGCGGCCATGGGTGTACTCATGGCCGCTTCTTTCTTTGACGGGCGGTAGACATGGACACAACGAAGTTTTTGGAGGCTGTCCTCGGCGACAGCGGGTATTACTGCCTGTTCGGCTTCTCCGCCGAGACGAAACGCAAGATACAGAAATTCTACCACTCAATCGATCAGCTGGTCGATGCGGCCTATGCGATGGACCGTAATGAGCATGATGCGTATTTTGCACTGGGTACCTTTACCGAAGCGGGCACTCGCACGGCGGCTAATGTGGCCCAGCTGCGCGCCTTCTGGCTTGACTTAGACTGCGGCCCCACGAAGGAGTTCCCCGACAAGGCCACGGCGATTGCCGCCCTGCGGGTGTTCTGCAAGACCGCGGGTCTGCGCAAGCCCTACATGGTCGACAGCGGGCGCGGGGTGCATGTGTACTGGCCGTTGACTGCACCCGTGACGGTGGCGGAATGGCGGCCCGTGGCCGACGCATTGAAGCGCACATGTGCCGCACTCGGGTTGCCGTCGGATACGTCGTGCACGTCGGACGCGGCGCGGGTGTTGCGTATGCCGCAGACCCACAACTACAAAGACAGCCCGCCGAACCCCGTAAAGCTCCTGCAAGGCGGAGCCGTAGAGCCGTACACTATGCAGGCGTTTTCGGCGGTGTTGGGTGCCACGACCCCCGTTGCCCCGACAGTGACCGTACCTGCTACGTTGTTCAACATGCCCAAGATGTCCGTAGCCGATGACCCTGTCATGCAGCGCCTGATGCGGAACAAGACCTCGCGCTTCAAACCTATATTGGTTAAGTCTATGGGCGGCACGGGATGTGCGCAGGTACGGTACGCGTTTGAGAACCAGTCCGAGGTATCGGAGCCTCTGTGGCGTGCCATGTTGTCGATTGCGTCGTTCTGCGAAGACGCCGAAAAAGGCGGCAAGGCTATGTCGGCGCAGCACCCAGACTATTCATGGGAAGACACCGAGCGTAAGATGCGCGGTGCCGTAGGCCCACACCGATGCACTACAATCGACGGCATCAATCCGGGACTGTGCGCTGACTGCCCGCTGTTTGGTAAGCTATCGTCACCTATCCAGCTAGGCACCGAGATAGAGCTGGCCGACCCAGAAGACGCGGTTGTGGTTGTGGCGGAGAAGGCCCACGGCGGGGAAGTGAAAGAGTACACGATACCGGCGTACCCGTCGCCCTACTCGCGCGGCCGGCACGGTGGCGTCTATGTCCGCGAAACCGACGAGGCGGGCGACCCGATCGACGTGCCGGTCTACGTCAACGACCTGTACTTTGTGCGCCGTATCCGCGACGCCGAGTACGGGGAGTGCATTGTCGGCAGGGTGCACCTACCTATGGATGGAGTGCGGGAGTTCGTGATCCCGCTTGTAGCGGCGACCTCGAAAGAGGAGCTGCGTAAAGTGTTGGCCGAGTACGGCGTGGTGGTTATGGGAAAAGGATGGGAGCGACTGATGTCATACACAAGTTCGTGGGTAGATACCCTTCAGGCAACAACAGTGGCGGATGACGCCCGTCGGCAGTTTGGCTGGACCGACGACGAGATGACGTCATTCGTTATCGGGTCGCGGGAGATCAAGGCCGACTCTATTGGGTACAACCCACCGTCGGCCGCTACGGCCTTCATGTTCCCTGCGTTTGAGCCTGCAGGCACCCTAGAGGGCTGGGTCGAAGACGCCGAGTTCTACAACCGGCCCGGGCTGGAGCCTTACCAGCACATGCTCTGCCTGTCGTTTGGGGCCATGCTTATGCGCCTCACTCCGGTGCATGCGGCGATCTACGACATGTACAGTGACGGCTCCGGCCGCGGGAAGACGACCACGCAGAAAGTCGCTCTGTCGATATACGGAAATCCGACAGTCCTAATGGTCGGGGTGTCCGACACCGTGAACATGCGTATGAACCGTCTGGAGCTCATGAAAGACATTGCGGTGCAGTTCGATGAGTTCACCGAGTTTCCTGCCGAGCATACTCCCGAGCTGCTGTATACGGCGACGGGCGGGCGGCAGAAGGGGCGGATGTCTTCGGGCAGCAACGCCGAGCGACTTCGCGGGGAGCCATGGTACCTCAGTATCGGCGTGTCGACCAACACCAGCATGATGTCGAAAGTGCATTCGGTGAAGTCGGCCCCTCGGGCGGAGGCGCAGCGGGTCCTTGAGTACCACGTACAGCCGTTTAATTTCGCGTCTAAGAATGAGACAGACGTACTGGCTGCACGGGTAGGAGACAACCGCGGGCACGCAGCAGTGCCGTTCATCCAGTACATCATCAACAACCGCGATACTGTCCGCGAGCTGATCGAGAGTGTGCAGCGCAAGATCGACAAGGCGACTGGGCTAGACGCTACCAACCGCCTGTGGTCGGTGCAGGCCACGGTATCTATAGTGTCCTTGATCATCGGGCGGGAGCTCGGGCTGCTCAACTACGACGTTGCGAAGCTGTTCGACTTCACTGTGACCCTGATCAACGGGAACAAGCGTTCCGACACCGAGTCGACGACGTCGATCGAGACAATGGTCAACGACTACGTGAACGACAACTACGGCAGCATTCTTTGGATCAAGAGCACCGAGGACCTGCGCGGGGATAACGGAAACGGGCTCGACTCTCTCGCGGTCCCTGAGCACCAGCCAAGAATGAAGTTCGTGGCGCGGTACGAGACGGACACGAAGAAACTGTTTCTTGTGCCGAAACCGTTGCGCGCGTGGTGTGCCCGTAACCGCCTGAACTACGACTCTTTCGTGCAGCAGGCCACAACCAAACTTGCAGGACGTAAGGCCAAGGTACGGCTGAGCAAAGGCACGAAGCTGAACCTACCGGCTACCGACGTCCTCGTATTGGACTGTTCTGTCATGGACATGTTGGGAGTGCCCGATGGGCATCCTGAAGGTTGATGATCTATCACCGGATGGCGTTCCGATCTTTGTAGATTGGGGCGCCATGCACGTAGGGTGCTCGGTATTCGTACCGAGCATCAACACCAGTTCCGCGATCAAGCAGGTGGGGGCAGTGTTCGCGCGCCGAGAGTGGCAGATGCGGGTGGTCATAGCGACGGAGCACCATATTTTGGGGGTTCGCATATGGAGAATCGCATGATATAGTGGAGTCGACAGCGTGTCACTGTCGTTCTCCTCCTGATACTGGCCCCCGCTCCGGCGGGGGCCTTTTTTAATCGTACGCCGAGGCGGGCCCGAAGTCGTTCACAGTCCGCATGATGCGCTCAAGGTTCCGCTTACTGAACTGCACCCCGTGGTGCATCTCCGACGTCGTCGACTCGTGGCTCCTCAACGACTTCTTCTTGGTGTCCTCAGTGATCGGGTTGTACGGGTGCCTAAGATTGAACGCGGCTATGTCGCGCTCGACATCACGCACCGACGCGCCATCTCCCTGTGCCGTGGCCCTGTACAGTTTACTCAGGAGGTTGGTACGCTTCTGGTTAATCGCGTTGTCTATACGCGACCCCGCCGAGTTTATGTCTAGCTGCTGGGCGTATTTGGCCGGCATAAACCCGAAGAACTGTGCCGTGGCACCGAACGGGCCAATGTCCCCTACGATCGGGTCGCCCCTTGTAGTAAGGATACCTTCGTTAGCGAAGCGGATAGAGCGCAACATGTTACCGATCGCTGTAGGCACTACGGCCTCAGTGGCGCGCTGTATCTCGCCGTCGGCCAGTAGCTTCGGCACCCGGTCGGTGTATTTAAGGCCAAGACCTACGACGGGGCCGCCTACGCCTTCTATTATCTGGTACAGTAGCGGAGTGTTCTCGGTGTTAAAGCCGGGGCGATAGAACGACCCGCTGAGCCCCACGCGTTCCGATACGCGGAGCCCCGTAAGGTAGTCCACGACGCCGAAGGAGCCGAACTCTCCGAGGGTTGTACGCACCACGGTCTCGAAGTCTTCCTCGTCGTCATCGGCAAACAGGTCATACATCCACCCAATCTGCTGCACGAGAGGGAGCCCAAGAGCCCCTGCGGTAAGACCTACCATACCCATCATGCCGGCCAGCTGCATGCGCGCGATGCGCTTGTCTTCTAGCGAAGCGTTGCTCGGCAGAGACCGCTTCATCGTCTGGTACAGCAAATTGTACATGGACAGCGGGTGCCGTTTGAAGAGGTACATGATGCTCCCGAGATCGCTTTGCGACGCCAAGGGGGCAGTCGCAGCATATAGCGAGCCGTTGGTCTTCTCGGCAGTGTTCACGGAGTCCATGGCAGCGGCACGCATCTGCTCCGACGTAAACTGCAGGGAGCCATCCTGCATCTTCGCCGACAGCTGCTTGACCGAGTAGTCGCCCATGTTTGCCTTTTTGGCCGTCTCTTGTAGCGCCAAGAGGTACGCAGCAATCAACGTAGTTTCCCGTGTGGACCGTTCCGCATGGTGCTGGAATATACCCGTCTTGGCCATGAAACTCTGCCATACGCCGGATGCACCGGTAACGCCTTCGCCCTGCAGAATATCTTGGATCAGGGACCGGTTAAATACGCCGTTGCGGCGGGCGACGTCTTGCAACTCCGCAAGATAGCCGAACGCACTATCCGCCTGCGTCAAGTCTAGGTTGTCCAACGAGAAGTCATACCAACCCACCTTGGTGCGTAGGGTCTCAGTCTCCCCTGTCTCGCCGACACGTTCTACGGTGCGTTCGCGCCCCGTCCCTGCGAGCAGCCGGCCGGCGATACCTAGCGCCTGTACGGTCGGCCGCATACCGTGACGCCCGGCCAAGAACGGTGCCACGAACATCGGTATCTGCATGAGCGTGATAAGCGACGTAGATACGTTAAACCCCAACGTAAGCGCATATGCCC